GTCAAGCACTAATTTTTATCGTTATTCCAGTCATATATTTGACTTAATTTTAGTTTAATTTCATCTGGATTGTCACCAAACTCTTTTGTTAAATCTTTGTATATTTTGAGTCGTTTATTACGATTCTCTAATACTTCTATTCTTCTTAATGCTCTGTCCATAGTATCTGTTTTCTTCTCATCTCTTTTATCACGCCATTGATTTAGTGATATATTAGCAGCAATCAATAGTAATACTGCAAGTGGGTCAAATACAAATATGAGTATTAATATAATAATACGTACGGCACTATCAAAATGATCTTTTGCATTATCACCATAAATCAACTCGGCAACATACTTCAATGGACCCACATCTGCTTCTAATTTTAATTGTTCTATATTTATTGACGATTTGGAATTGTTCAAATCTGCTATTTTAGCCATTGATTCGTCTATTGATTTATTCAACAGGTCTCGTTCTTCTTTTTGTTTGTTACGCTCTTTTAGTCCCCTACTAACATATTCTTTGTCAATATAAACATCAAGCGCTTTATCTAATTGAGCAAGTGTTTTTTCTGCTCGTTCTATAATCTTCTCTTCCTGTTTAATCTTTTTATCTATTAATGCTATTTGCTCTGTATTACCCGCTGTAGGTTTGACCTGATCTAAATGAGCCTTTGATAAGAAACCAAAGATACCCACAGACGTTATGAATATTAAAACTATGATTGATGTAAATAGATATGCCTTTAATGATTTAGGAATGTTTCTGCGCCAGTTATGATACAACCACGAGGCTGCAACTAACTTACCTACTTCTAATGCTGAACCCATTGCAATAATAGGTACATATGCGCCAGCAAATAGTGTTGCTAAACCAAGTATAGAATACCCAGCAGCAATTAGTGATATGCTGATAGCACTTATAAATGTTACCAATGTTAAGAACATGTACTATTTATGTTTGAAATATCTCTTTTTGTACCACTTGTAGTATGCTTCGTCTGTAAAGATTTCAGCAATTTCTTCGGCAGGTACTTGATCTGATCTAATACAATCTGCTAATGACTCATACTCCCATAGATCAACTTTACGTGTCATCTTTTTGCCTTGAGCACCCTCTGCTAAAACTCTTACATTTCTTTTGTGATTTTCTGAATTAGCATAACTCATTGGCAATCATCACCTTGTTTTGAACCTGGCATATTTTTCATTAAATCATCTAGTGGACCAGGTTTTCTTTTTGTTTTATGTATTGCATTTTCATAGTTTTTAAAAGCAACTAGATACGCAATAAAAAACCCTATAATTGTTGTAGAACAACCTATAAGAAACATTAATAATCCGTGTTGTAAATCAAACATTATTTTTCCTCCTCTAGTTTTCTTATTTTCTTTATCATTCTTATAACTCTTTTGTCATAATCTTTTGTAGTAGAAAACTTATCTAAAGTTTTAATAAGTTGAAAAGAATCAAGTTGTTGATTTTTACTCAACATCATTGCTCTCAATTCTCTAAAATCTTTGTAAGCATGGTGTTCGTTTAATAATCTTACATACTCTTTAACACTATCACACTTACTAGCAAATGCTCTTACACCCCAACCAGGCCACTTCTCAATACCTTGTGGCAATAAGTGTGGTGTTGATTCTGTCCATGTTCTTATACCAAATAGATTGTTTGCCTTTACAGCAAATCTACTATTACCCCAACCAGACTCTAACGCAGCCTGACCTATAATCAACTCGTATGGCACTCTTTGATTTTTTGCAAGTGAAAAGTTAATATAATTAATACACTTATGCATTGCTCTTACAAACTGAATATCATTGCTGTATGTAAATTCAGGTTCTTGTAATCCCATTTCTTCTATTTTTTGCATATAGAATAAATCAAGTTCAGCATTTACCTCTGCTATTGCTGATTTATTAGGATTGTATGTACCATATGCATAAGATATTACACATAAAGTTAATACTGCAAAAAATATCTTCGTATATAACCAAGCCTTTTCTAATAGTCTATGCCAATTAAATTTTGCCATCTTTTATTACCTTTCGTATATCTTTAATAGTTTTCTTTTTATTGATCGTTACAGCATACCATTTATATCTAACCTTGTGTTCGCTACTTGGGCCAAATGATGGTACATCATATTCTCTATTAAATACAATTAGGTCTTTTAAATACAGATTAACTAAATCATCTAATATTTTTTCACTATGGTCTTTAGGTACGGTAGGTGTCTTAAAGTAACCTTTACCTTTAACAACTTCTTGTAGTATTTCTTTTTGTTTTTTCAGTAGTTTCATTATATCCCTCTCTTTACAAAATATTCATAACCGTGTTCATCAAATTTTTTCTGTGTAAAAACTAAATTGTCGTTATCTAAAAATTGTCTATAACCTTTAAATATCTTTTTACTAGTTCTACCTGGAAAATTTGTTAAGATGTCTTTATGTAAATGGCCTGTGTAATATAACTCCCATTCACCTTTCTCGTTTTGTAAAACAGACTCAATAGTACTGATACCTTTCTTTATCTGCTTTTGTAACCACTCGTCTATATGGTTCTTCTCACCGTCTTTCATAATATACTTTCTTTTTATAATTTTAATCCTACGTAATTCACTTTGGGACTAAATGACCAAAATACATCATTATGGTTTCCCGTATCACCTAGGTTCTGCATTTGGTACAAGTGTACCATTTCATGGACTAAAGTGTCCATAAAATCTCTTTTATCTGGATACTTGGGCATCATTTCCAGTTTGTATAATCTCGTACCTTTTCTTTTCCATTCAAAGGTTATTACTTGCCCAATACATTTTTCTCTATCTAAATTTTTTATTTGAATTTGACCGAACGGCGATAACTTGTTTTCAAAAATAACGTTGTTTAGGATTCTGAAATACTTTTTAATATCTTTATAGGTAGTCTTATATTGACGCTTAGAAGAAAACTCTTTTTTAAGAGCCTTTTTCAACTTCATTGCTTTCATTTTTCTAGTTGTTATTTTCGCCATTTAAAATTTGTTCCTTATATTTCTCATCAAGTTGTAATCTTAAATCAGCAGCAATACCCTCTAATATTTGAGGCAGGTATGCCTGTAATATAGTAACTGAATCAATCATAAATTTATGGGCAAGTTTTTCTATCTCTTGTTCCATAATATATGATGTATCAATTTCTGTGCCTTTAATTGTTTCTGAAATAACATGACCAATTACAGCCTTGTTATAATCATCTGCCTTGGCAATATTAAAAATAGACCAAGACCAAGTATAGACAAATAATAAAAATAATATTAAGAAAGATTTACGCATTAGCATGTGCCTCGTAAATTACTTCATCAACGGTATTCTCGTCAATACCTAACATTGCAATATTATCAACTTTCATAATTTGATTTCTAGCGTCTGATCTAGTAATCTCACCACAAGTTAATTTGGCAATGATGTTATCAACTTTAGTTTCAGTAGATTCTTCAATCCATTGTTTTGTTTTTGACATTATATATTCTCCTTATTTGTTGTTTTCATACTAATAATATATCAGAAAACAACGGAGTAATCAAGCAAAAAATGGACAAATAATGTAGATAAATCAATAGGAATATAGGGTGTGACATTCTGTCATGCACCCTATAGTTGAATATTATAGAATCACTCTATAATATTTATGTTTAGGACGTTTTGTAATCTGAATTCCACCCAAAAGCCTCTTTTACCACAGCGTCTGTAAGACCTTTGTACTTTTTATTAAGTGCTTTGTCTTTTACTGCAATCATCAAGGCAGCGTCATCTTTATGTAGACCTTCTAGCAACTGAATAAACATCATTTCTTTTTTAGTTTTAGATAGTTTTTGATCAGCGCCTTCTACAAAGTGCCATAATCTACGTGCTTCTGTAAATAGAGTAGTATGTTCAGTACCTGCTGGGGCGTCATTCTCTTTGTATGGTGGTGTGCCTTCAGGTAATGCCCATTTAATATTAGGATCAAATGCACCTTTTATAACTTGTCTTAAAGGTACAGAGTCATTCTTCTTCAATACTGCTATTTTTGCTGGTTTGTCTTTTGCGTTATTTACTTGGGTTAGAATTTCGTGTAACAATGGAGCACTTGATGAATCTGTTCCCATTGTCATGTTTAAGTTTGCTGATGTTGTTGGCATAATGCCCTCCTCATGTTGTTATGTAAAGGGGTAAGTCTCCCTACCCCTATACATCTATTTATACTCGTTGAGTATTAGGCATTTTTATATGCGTACGGAGTACCATATAATTTTTTAATACCAGCAGCGATAATCGCTTTTGTTGGTACACCCATTCTGTAAGATGTTCCTTTTACTGTTTTGTTGATATAGATCATATTTCCTTCTGATCTTAAAGTATCAACTAAAGCTCTTGGCGAACCTAAATCAAATCTGTTTCTTAAAGTTTTCCATGCTACTGGAGCACCTTTTCCTAAAAGGTTTAAAACTTTTTGTCTTTTAGACATAGTTTTTCTGCCTCTTGTTTCAGTTTTTTTAGATTTTGATACAACTCTTAATGAGTCGTTTGTAAATAATGATTTAAACATTTATTCACTCCTTATTATATAATGTGCCTTAATTAAACTATCAAATACAAGGCACGTTTTCGTATCTGTAGTATTCCAAAGTGCTTTATGGAATTCTTTAAAACTTTTTATAATCAATTGTAATAGCATATAAATTCTTGCCTTCACCTTTTGTTGTTATTGATCTATCTACACGCTCTTGTAGAGGGTGTTTCATATGAATATGTCTTAATATAAGCGACTTTAATGACTCACTCAATAACTTGTAATCTTTTAGAAAGTTTGGATCAACTAAATTGACACCTTCGTCTTTTAATCTCATTAACATTGTTTCAGTTAAGTCTTCACTCACGGCCTGTACAAATATCTTATTGTGTTCAAGTCTTATCATCTCCTGTCTTTTGGCGTCTAGTTCTTGTGCCTTATTTGACATTTGCCTTTTAGGTATTTTAGGAAACAATATTATATTGTCAGGTATATCTTTTTTATCTGTCATCATCTGTTTAATGGTTTCATTATACCATCAGGCCAAAATACTTCATCATTTAACTTCTTAATTGCAATACTATTACATATAGCAATGGTAACTAACACCATTAATATTATAGTGTTTAACTTATGCATTACTTTATAATTTCGCCTTTGAAGTTACATAGACCTTTATCAGTAAAGTATTCAACTAACTCATTGTACCCACCGATGTGTTTATCATCTATTAATATTTGTGGCATAGTTCTCACTTGTTTGCCTACGGCCTCAAATAACTCGTCTGGTGTTTTGAAGTCTTTACCAAACATCTTTTCTTCGTACTTAAAGCCTAATGCCTTTACAAGATGTTTTGATTTCTCGCAATAAACACAATTAGGCTTTGAGTAAATTACTATATTATTGTTCATTAGCAATTATTTCAACCTCATCATACGCCTTTTGAGCGATCTCTTTAAGTTTGAAAGCATCCACTACTGTTTCTACAGAATAGTTGTACATCTTATTGTACTCACCCATTGGCAACTTTAGACCAATCCAAGCACGATAGTAACCGTTCTTCGTAAGTGTTACTTCCTGAGCAAACACTTCGTAACCTCTAACTGGTGTATTTTTGATTATATTTACCAATGTAGTTTCAACATCTGTAACTACGGTCTTATTAGTATTCTTACCTAATTCAGTAGTAAATATTTTTGCTTTCTTATTCATTTCACCTTTTACTTTATCAGCAAGTTCAGCCTTCGCAATCATCATACCTTTCTCAATTGCAAGTTCTAAATCTGGTGAAACACTTGTACCGACACCAAAGATACAAACTTTATCTTTGCCTTTGCCGAACGTTTTAGTACCACATTCTTTCTTCTCGTTATAATCTTTCATATACCAAGATGGTACTTTAAGGACTTGTTTATCCTTTTCTTGTTTGATTTTATAAGTGCTACTAGAACAATTTGCAAGTAACAGACCTATAGAACCGATCATTATATATTTGAGTATCTTACTCATTCACCTTCTCCTTTACATTATTAAACACATTATATACTATCTCCTTCGTTTTGTCAACAGCCTGTGTTCTCTCAACGGTTGACGTAAATGGTTCCCATGCAAAAGCAATAGCAACCCAAATTATTGTAAGTGTCAATAGACCTTTTATCATTTTCTTACCTCCCAATTACCATATTTGTCAAGGCAAACTTTGCCAGGTTTATGATAGGCATGGTTAGGCCTTTCATAATATCTACAATAAGCAGGTGTATTCATATCACCATAGTAAAACTGAGCGAACAACTCCCAATAACTAGGACCATCATATGTCTTTCGGCCATCTGCACATTCTACTACTTCCTCTTTTACTACCTCACCGTTAATCTCTTTTATATTTACTTTAATAAAACAATACTGATCTTTTAAAGGTAATATTTTATCATATTCTACTGCAACATTCTTACCTTCTAATATATCAATCTTCTTCATTGTGTTTTCAAATGAGTCTTCAGCATAACTCGCTTTGATTACAAATAATATTGCAAGTATAAAGCATATCATCAATATATGATTGCCTAGATTCCAAACACTCTTACCCACCGTATGTGGATTTTTAGGATCAATTATATTTTTCATTGATTTGTTACCATGTATCTTCCGTCAGGCATTTTACATACTTCATGCCATTGCATTTTTCTATATGGATTACCATATAGTATTGAATCAAAGAATCTTGTGTTATCTAAATTTTGGTCATGTGTAGTTTCAACCATTGTACATTTAATAGGACCTTTTAGATAGAAACCTGTAGTTTTTATAATACCATTACTTTGTGTTTTAGGGTTTTGCCATGTAGTAAAACCTGGACTATTAGGTGCATTTTCTAAATGATCTATAAATGCCCTTGTCATAAGTTGGTCGTCTGTTTCCCCATTCATAATATCTGCACCCTTAAAAGAACCTGCAACTGCACAAGTAGCAACGACAGCAGGATTATCTGATAAGTATTGCCAACATGCTGTACCAGCAACAGCCGCTGTAGAGGACGCACCTATATAGGACTGCTTACTGGCACAATTAGAGAGCAACAACAAACAACTAATTAAAAGTAACTTCTTTAACATCTTCTTTTTCTTTTAATCTTTTTTCTTCTTCTTTTTCTTTTTGTTTTTCTGTAAGTTCAGCAAGTCTTTTGTCATGTTCGTATTCTGCAAGAGTCTTACCGAAACCAACTTTGTAAAAATGATCAACTGGTACAGGCGATTGATACGCAAGCAACAGATTATTAAAATTAATATCTAAATTTCTGTAGTGATTAGGATGTGATTTTTTTGCGTCACGGTGTGATTTTAATAACGCAATCCTATTTGTAAAAACATTCTCATACGGAGGTTTTGTTTTTGATTTTGCAATATCTTTTTGTTTTGCAATCTTAAATTCTTCAAATATAGTCATTTTATCTATCATAATGTAGTCCTTTTGTTAGTTTATTTAATAATTCTATCATAAAATAGTCTTTTTGTCAAGCCCCTAAAAACCTATATATCATAGGGTTTATTGTCATTACCGACTAATTTACACATGGATTGTATATCTTCTATAAGATGATTCACTTCGGCATCCCGCTCAGGCGTTTTAGGTTGATTATACTTTAAGTTGTATAATTTATCTGCCTGAGCTTTGATACTATCAATCTTCTTACAAAAATCACTAATTTTGTGTAGCATTTTTCTTTCTAAACAATTTTAGTATTGACTCTTTTGTATTAGCCAATTGAGCTTTACTATCTGCCCAACTCTTTGTTTGATACTCAACTATTTTGTTTTTCTCGTTTGTTAACCAGTTAGTTACTGGATTTGCATTTGCCCAATTCATTGATATTGTTATAATAACAATTATAGAGCAAATGAATAACATTATGCTTTTAATATCCCACATTATGTCTTCCTTCCCATTGTTTTAAAATCAGCTTTATCAACTACCTGGTAGTTACCTTTATTGTAGGCAATGCCGATCGTCTTGCCTTCGGGTAGCTGTACTTTAGGTTTTGATTGTTTAGTACATGCACCAGGTATTCTATCACCTGTAGGTATAGAATTTCTCGGTAGACCATTTATATCTAATGTATAGTTAGGTCTTTCAAATCCTTTGAGAGTTCTAGTAAACGACTCTCTATTAATCTTTAACCATTTATCTTTAGTTGATTTTTTTCTTGTCATATAATCCAGTCACTAGCATAACATCATTTTTAGAGTCTGTCAAGCCCTCATTTTTTTCAAGTTTATCTAGTATTTTATTACCTGTAGCAATCATTTGTAGCACATTTTGATCTCTTACTTTTAAATAATCGCCTAATTGATTCACATAATCAACAGCAGACTCATTGTCTTTATTATCAATTGTATCTACTATCATATTAATGACATCTGGTATATTAGTCATACCATTAATGTTTAAATCCATAGGTTTTACTTTTAACATGTCTTTTATTATTTCACTCATTATCACTCCTTATCATAATTAAAATATTTAATTTTACCTTCAACATAACCTGCTTTATATTCTTTAACATCTGGTTTTGTAAACATAGTATTTGCGTCACCTTGTTTATAACCTTTCTTATGTGAAAGTGTTATATGAGCAGCGCCTTTATCATGTCTTTTAATTTTTTTATCATTCATCAGAAACATATCACCAACCCATAATGCGTCAATATTTTTATTTGATCTGTAACCTTTGATTAAAGCACCTACTTTTTTATTAACAAGTTTTGAGTATTTGTCATAAACTTTTTTTACAGGTTTGTAAGCAAGTGTTATATGATCTGATACCATAACAGGCATTGTAGCATTTTTACTTACTACATTCTGACTTTGTTTATCTAATTGAATAGCAAAGTATCCGTTCATTATTTTCCTAATTTACTTTCGTTTTCTAAATTAATTGCAACATCAACATCTGAATCTTCTCTCATCCATGCTGTGTCTTCAACATACTCATTCTTTTTAATAACTTCTTTAATGTCTGTAAAATAGCACCAGTTATCACCAAAAGTAATTGCACCAGTATAATTTAAATCAGTATCATATTCTTTTGCATTAACTCCTAATTCAGCAGCAACGTCATTTGGATCAGTAGCAATACCTATATTGGTTATTACTCCTTCTCTTCCTCTTTCATCTCTTATTGTATCGCCTAGTTTTATTTGCATAATGTCTCCTTTAGTTTAATTGATATATGTAATTTCTTTTTGTTTTGTAATTTTGTGTTAAGTCAGGATCAAAGTCTTTTCTAAACCCTTGTCTTTTGTATAACTGGCCATAGTCATTAAATAAAGATAGGTCACCTTTAGCACTATCACCAAATACATCTTCATATGTTTGATAGTATTCGTCTGGATAAATAATCTCAATAGCAGTTGTACCTGTAAAATTAGTAGCGTCTTCTTTGTATTGTTTATCTGCCCACTTTTTGATATTTAATAATTGTTTTCTGTAATATTTTATTTTCTCAATAGGTACATTTTTGTAAATAGAATAACCTAAAAAAAACCATTCAGTATCTTCATCTGAAAAATACTCTCTTTTGTAAACAACGTTAAATGATTTAAAATATTGATCTGTAAATTTAAGGTTTGTAATGTTTTGTATATCGTCTTTTTTCATAATATACACATAATCTATCATAAAATTACGGAATTGTCAAGCACAAAAAACGTTGATTTTACTAGGTTTTTAGGATTTTATATGAGAACAAAACGAGAACATCTATAGATTCGCACCATATTTTGCGATATAATATGAATCTACAATGTCGGTTACTGGATTATTGAGTTTAGTTTGATCAAACTCCTTTACTAAATCTATCTTTGTGTCTTTTACAAACTGCTCATACATCTTTAGCTTGTCTGCATTACCTTTACCAGTAGCATTCTTTTTTATCTGACCTGGTACTATAGATTGAAATCTTTTATTGAGCACATATAGTTTATGTTTGAGAGTACCCATATTCTCTGCTAGGTTGAATACAAGTCCTTTTGATCCAAATGAGTAACCTTCTATAAAAATATTACCAATAGCAGTACCAATAACAGAAAGCGCCCACTCGGAAATCTGATCGTGTCGTTGTTGTTCGGAGGTATAGGGTAAATGTAATCTGCCATCTATCTGTCCATTATAAAATTTGCCTTCATATTTCTTAACATTTGTAAGATAGTAAATCTTACAGTTTTCAAATTTAAATTTGCCTCTACATACACATATAGCAGGACTACTTAAACTATAATCAATTCCAATCGTCTTGTTCTTCTTCATTCTCAAATATTGCATCCTCTTCTTCAATAGAAGTATCAGCACCACAGAAAGGACAAGTAGTAGGTTCAGCGTCTTCGTCTGTCCATTTTACCCAATAAGACACATCACAATTCTTGCAACTTATTTGTATTTTGTTATCGTTTTCGTCTTCAGCCATTATAGTTTGAAAGTTTTAAATTGATCTTTTTTAACGTCTTGTTTAACACCACCAATAACATAACTTTCTATTTCAGTTTCTTGTGGTGCGTTTTGTAAAGAACGACTATTAAACCAATGTTGAGTCCATGGTAATGGATTATTAGAAGATGATTGTTCATACTTTTGTTCTAAACCAATCACTCTCATTCTTCTATTTGCTATATATTCAATATATTGATGTAATAGTTTTTCTGAAAGGCCGATCATTGAACCTTTAGAAAATAGATAACTTGCCCAATCTTTTTCTTGTTGTACTGCGTCATCATAGATTTTATATATTTCTTTATTAGTATCTTTAATAACCTTATTCATTACCTTATCATTCTCTTTTGTAAGATATGCTTTGATAATCTGCTGTGACATTGCAAGGTGTTGTGATTCATCTCTAGCAATCAACGATAATATTTTAGCAGAACCTTCCATAAGTTTAAGTTCGCCAAACGCAAATGAACAAGCAAATGATACGTAAAATCTTAAACCTTCTAATACATTAACAGTTACTAACGCAAGCCATAGTGCTTTCTTTAGTTCGTATATATCAACTGATTTAGGATCGTTGTGCCATTTGTAACCTAAGCTAATTAATTTATCGTATGCTTCTGTAACTGCTTTTGATCTTTCTTCAATCTTCTTATCTTCAATAATAGTATCAAATACTTCACTAGGATCTGAATATAAGTTTTTAATTATGTATGTGTAACTTCTACTATGAATAGTTTCCATAAAGTCCCATGCAACTATGGCACCTTCTAATTCAGGATTAGTTACAAATGGTAGAAATGCTAAACATGGACCTCTACCTTGTACAGAATCTAACATAGTCTGATATTTTAGATTAGATGTAAAGATAAACTTTTGTGATTCTGATAATTGAGCGTAATCGTTTCTATCTTTTTGTAAAGATACTTCTTCAGGTCGCCAGAAGAAACCTAACTGTTGTTGAGCCAATCTATCAAATATAGGATACTTAAATGTATCATATCTTTGTACTGCAAGGTCCTCACCAAAAAACAATGGTTGTTTCTTAACGTCTAAATTTTTGTTTTTATTAAATACAGTTTTCATTAAATTGTACAAGAATCACAGTTTTCTGGATCTTCCTCTTTGTTTGTTTCTGGCACATTATCTTGCCAACCGATAGGATGACTAGGTTCGTCTTCATCTTTCTTACTATCGTATGTGTTTTGATAATATGAAGTCTTCCAACCTAGTTTATATGTTGTCAATAAATCTTGTGCCATTACTGATACTGGTACTTGACCATCAGTATAATCTTCAGGATTGTATGACCAGTTACCACTTATTGCCTGATCAAAATATTTTTGCATTACTGCAACGATATTTATATATCCTTCATTCCCTTTCATCTCCCAAAGTAGTGTGTAAAAGTTTTTTAATTTATTATACTCTGGTACTATCTGTTTTAATGGGCCTTTTTTAGACTTTTTAACAGACAAATAATCTCTAGGTGGTTCAATACCATTTGTCGCATTAGAAACTACACTAGAAGATTCACTAGGCATTTGTGCTGACAATGTACTATGTCTTAAACCATGTTCTTTAATTTCTTTTCTTAACCATTCCCAATCGTAAGCAAAATCTCTTTTTACAAGTTCATCAACTTCCTTTTTGTATGTATCAATAGGTAAAATACCATCAGAATACTTTGTAGATTTAAATGCTGAACAAGGACCTTTTTCTTTTGCAAGTGTATTACTAGCACTTAATAGATAAAATTGAAATGCTTCTGTTAATTTATCTACTTGTCGCCATGCAAGTTTCTGATCGTACTTGTAACCTTTCTTTGCAAGATAGTGAGCAAGACCAATGTAACCAATACCTAAACTTCTACGTGCCTTTGTAGATTTTTCAGCAGCGTCTATAGGATACTTTTGATGATCTATTATTTCATCTAAAGCTCTTACTACTAAATCACATAAAGGTTCTAGTTCATCACGTTTGTTTATTTTACCCACATTGATGGCAGATAAAATACATAAAGCAATTTCACCCTCACCATCAATGTGTTGTATTGGAGTGGTTGGTAAAGTTATTTCCTGACATAGGTTACTCATTGTAACCTTATCTTTAAAAGATGAGTGAGTGTTACAATGGTCAATATTCATTATATAGATACGACCTGTTTCTGCTCTTTCTTTTAAGATGTCAAAAAATAATTCTTGTGCGTTGATTTTAGTTTTACTTACAGACAATTTTCTTTCTGCCTTTTCGTAAAGTTCATCAAACGAATCTGATCCCCAAGCGTCATATAACTCTGGCACTTCATGTGGTGAGAACAAAGTTATATCTTCATTGTTAATAAATCTTTCATAGAATAGTTTTGATAATTGTATTGAGTAATCTAATTTTCTAACTCTATTATCTTCACTACCTTTATTGTTTTTAAGAACAATGATGTCTTCTATTTCTTGGTGCCAAATTGGGAAGTGTACTGTTGCTGATCCGCCTCTAACTCCGTTTTGCGTACAGCACTTAACAGTAGCCTCAAATTTTTTGAGAAAAGGTATAACACCCGTATGTTGTACCTCACCGCCTCTAATACGTGAGTTGATACCTCGGATCCTTCCTGCGTTAATTCCGATCCCAGCCCTTTGGGCAACATAACGCCCAATAGCCATGTCACTACTAAAGATACTAGGTAGAGTATCGTCAATATCAACAAGCACACAAGAAGCATACTGCTTAAGAGGGGTACGGACACCAGCCATAACAGGCGTCGGAATGTTAATCTTAAAAGTTGATATAGCGTCATAATATTTTTTAACATATGACATTCTCCTTTCTTTTGGATACTTTGCAAATAGTGTAGCCGCAATCATCATGTACATAAACTGTGGTGATTCATATACCACATTTGTACTTCTATCTTGTACAAGGTATTTGTCAATAACTTGTCGGAGTCCTGCATAAGTAAAATCATAATCTCTATTATGACTTATCCAGTTCTCCATTCTATCAAAGTCCTTTCTTTGATAATTTGTAAATATCTCACTATCATATAGTCCTAAATCTACAACCTTCTTTACATGGTCATAAAAGTGTGGATGGTCCCATAGTTTGCCTATAACTTGTTTTCTCAATGAGTATAAAAGTAATCTACTTGCTACATATGTGTAATTAGGATTATTTAAATCTATTAAGTCTGCAGCTGACTTTACTAAAATCTGTTGTATTTCATCTGTAGATATACCATCGTAAAATTGTAATCCACTTTTCATCTCTACTTGTGATGATGAAACTCCTGTTATGTCTTCACAAGCATACTCAACCATTTCATGTATCTTTTCAATGTTAAGAGGTTCTGTTCCTCTATCGTTTCTTTTTTTGACGTTTATCGACTCGTTTCCCGTTACCATTTTTCCCCCTTAACAACGTTTGTATGAATTTAATTGTGTGATTGCTGACAGACCTGAATAGGTATTGTCGGTGATTATTTTTTGTAGTTCTTCTTTTGTCTTGCCTTTAATTATCATTTCGTTTATATCTTTTTCTTTTGTTCCTTCTGGCCATATTACTATCATATATTCTTTATCAATCAGTTTGTACATTCTATCTATAATTTCTTTATTACGTGGTTCATTATCAAATATAAAAACTACATCTTTGTTTGTAGCAGGCAGTTGCAAATCTGCACCACCAGCCGCAAGACAATTATCAAGGAACAAACTATCTAAAGGACCTTCAACAATATACAATCGCTTATGAAGATTGACTCGTTCTAGCCCAAAAATTTTTTGTTTATTCTCCTGTAATTTAATTGTTAGATACTTTGGTTGTTCTTTACCAAATGCTCTACCTTGAATTGCAAAAACATTATTATCAACATCATAGAAAGGTATAATTAATCTAGGATGTTCGTACTTTTTATTTAGACTACTGAAAGTCCCTGGTCGTAACTTATTAACAAAGTTCTGGAACTTGTCGCAATAGTATAATCTATCAAAGTAATCCGTAGGCAACTTTCGGTTGAGAAGATATTGCTTTGCAGGATGTTCATCATCTAAAGTACTAAAGGCAGTAAGGCCTTGTAGAGGTGTAGAATTTTTTAACTTATCTTTTGTATTAGTTTTAAACCTTTCAAATAAACTTTCTTCACTTGCAGGTTTGCTACCTTTATATCTTTCTAAAATATATTGATCGTATAAAGGTCTATCAACTAACTTGATAAGATTTGCCAAGTTGTGGCTTGCACTACAATTATGGCATTTGAAAAACATATCGTTCTTAACTCTATACAGATATGCTCTTGCTTTTGTTTTAGACTTTTTAGAATCACCACAGACTGGACAACGAAAGTTGAAAAGGTAATCTCTTTTCTTTTTGAATTGTTGTAGTCTAGGCTGTATCTTACTAATATAATTTAAATCAATGTAACCACTCATAATAAAAGTATATACTATATAGTCGTTTTTGTCAAGGTCCTATTAAAGTATTTTTAATAGTGACATGAATTGAGGCATAGACAATCCTAGTATGATTGCAATCCCTATGATGATATATCTATATTTCTCAAAAACGCCTATCCTACCGTCTAAATTTGAGTTTAAAGACTTAATTTCACACATTAAACGCTTTTCTGACATCTCTATTTCGTCTGTCAATTCTTTGTGAATCTTGTTGATTCTTGCGTGTAATTCTTTGTAATTCGTATCAAATTCAATCCTACGATTCTCTATTAGGTTGAATATTGCTTTATCTATTTCCTCTTGTTTTGATAGTTTTTCTTCATGGACTGCTAGCATAGATTTGATACTACCAGATATATCTGTTAGTTTATCTATAGCATTATCAAGTTTTGTATTCACGCTAGAAACCTGTTCTACTTCGTTTTTAAGTATTTGTAAATCAGTTGCTAACTTGTTTAAATCTGCCATTAAAATGCTCTATCAATCCATTTGTATATAGACCAATTATACCATAATAAAAGGCCAAATATTAAAATTAAATTTATTGTTCCGTAATCCATTTTTAATCCGTTTGTATAATTGCTATATTTATGTCTAAGCGGCTTTAAATGACGCTTTTAAAAATTGTAATTGTTTCATACGCCACAATTTTAAAAATGTTCTTCTACGCCTTCGTTCTTTTTGTTTTTTAATTTTGAGCCAGTGTAAATTGAGTAGGTAAAGTTTTTGTTTTTTTTCATTTCGTATTGTCCTTTTGATTAGTATTCGTAGT